AGTACAGTTGTGGCTGTTACAGGTACGATGATTGCTAGTTTTGAGGGGGATTACAAATTCGCCTACCCAGACCCAGCTTCTCCAATGGCAAGGGCTTTGCAACGAGATGGTTTTTGGCAGAGAACACTGCAAGGCCATAGAGTCCCGGATAAGTACCAACATCTCTCAGGAACGCCGTGGACTGCATGTAGCGGAAAGACGAGAGGCGTTAAGCAGGGGGACAGGTTTACAGACAAGCAATGCTTGGACTTCCTGACGGAAGAGATTGTAATCCACCATGGTGTAATGCGTTCTTGTGTTAAAGCTCCACTCGCGCTTCATGAAGAGGCTGCCATGACGAGCTTGTTCTACTGGGCTGGTGGGCAAGCGTGTGATTGGGAGATCACAAAGTCGATCAACCGGGGCGATCCCCCTGAAGTGTTTTGTAACATGCTTCCTCGTTATAACAAAGGAAGTGGTCACGTACTTCCCGGCCTAATCACTAGACGCGATATGGAACGAGAATTGTGCCTCGGAAGAGGTATGTGGTTTGTTCCTCCTAACACACTCATTCACTTTTCAATAGACTAATGACAAAACCAAAGAAGAAGCAGACAACAAAGCAACGAAGCACTTCCGCCATCTGCATCCCCCATAAAGACCCAGAGAATGCGTTAACCCGGCTAGAAACCATCTACGCAGCATGTAAGGCAGGGGATGTAATATATCTCGATTTACGGGACAAAGACAGTGGTGAAATCATCCCTGTATTGGCTGGCGTAGATGATAGCACAGACCCCGTAAGGCTCATTCCGTTGGCTAAGTGGTTGACAGCAGCAGATGTGCTGAACAAGGCTTATGAAGTGTGGAATAGTGGCACGGGGGAGTGGTTGGATATTAAGGAGACGAAGCTGACGAAGGAAGCGTGGCATGGGCTGAAATTTTCGGAAGAATAATGGAGATGTACAGCCACGGATGGCACTAATTTGATTGACGCCATTCAGAAGATGGTGTAGAGTTAGAGAGACAACAATTTAAGAGAGGAAGGGTATGTCGGCATTTGATGAACTAGACGCACAGCTTGGTCAGAAGTGGGCAGAGAAAGCTCTGTCTATCTACGCAGAGGGCGGTTTTGATAGTGAAGTAGCCAAGACTCTGAACATGACTATGGCTATGTTTGATCGTTTGTATCAGTCATACCCGGCGTTTGAAGAAGTGGTTTCAAAGGGCCGCTCCGACGCTCGCGCATGGTTTGAGAACCTTGGGCGCAAGGGGCTGGTCAAAGCCAACGGTGAATTGAACCATCAGTTGTGGCTAATTTTGATGAAGAATCGGTGGAGCTACATTTCCGGCGATAAAACAGATGAGAATCCAAACAGCCCTGCAAAGACTCTATCTTCTGACGAGTTGGATCAGAAGATCGCTTCAAAGTTCAAAGAAGTAGCCGCCATCACAGCAAGCAGGAAACAAGACTGATTTATGGATTTGATTATTCCCGGAGACGTTAATCCCAACGAATATTTGGGGAAACTCCCGAAACAACTAGATGGTATGTCCCCGCAGCAGAAGATGGAGTTGCTGGAACTGCTTGAAGAACGTGAGAAGCGTCTTCAATACTCTGGGTACAAGAAGTGGTTTGTTCCGGGTACGGAAACGTCTTTGGAAAATCTCCCTAAGCACCGCGCCTTTTTCGCGGCTGGTAAGGACTACCGTGTTCGTGCGCTCATCGGAGGGAATCGTTGTCTAGCAGAGGGCACTTTGGTTGCCACGCCCCTTGGTCCCGTCGCCATTGAAGACCTTGAAGTTGGTGACACGGTGTATGACCGATATGGCGAGCCTACGAAAGTGTCCGCTGTGTGGGACAACGGTGAGAAAGAAGTCTTTAACATGACTTCTCGCGGTAAGGTGATGTTCGCTTGCACGCCTAACCACGAGCTTGATTGTCTTACTAAGACTAGTAAGAAAGTTCTGTGGCGTTCTGACAAAGTTAAAGAAGAGCGAGTTAGGGCAGATGAACAACACGAAAACGTAGCGGTACGCAGGGCTTACGCGAAGTCTCCATTGGGCGGCGTGCATGAGCCGCACGCTTATGTCATCGGAGCGATGTTTGGTGATGGCTGTTGCACATGCGGCACTAAAACCAAGATTGCAATATCAAGCGCTAACGCCGCGATCCCAGAAAGAATCGCTGATATTTTGGGCGTAGACTACGAAAAGAACAAAGGTGCGAACTATACTTACATGATTCACTTTCCAACTTTCAATCATTACGATGATTGGATGAAGGATAAGAAAGCACATCAGAAGACCATTGACTTGTCAGTCGTTAAGACGTGGGATAGAGAGTCGTTGCTTCAATTTGTTGCCGGGCTTGTTGATACAGATGGTGGTTTGAGCAAAGGGAAGGATGGGCACTCTCTTGGTTTGACCATGCAAGCGCTTCCTGTTGTAGAGGCATTCGCCTATGCTTGTACTGCTTTGTGGATGGATTCTCCAACAATTCATATTTGTAATGGTAAGCACTATGTCAATGGTCCTTGCTATTACGCAAATATCCGCAACCCGTGGAAGGTGAAGCTGGCTTGTGATGAGCTTCGTCCCTACCTTGTCCATAAATACAAGGCAGAGATTGACTATTCAGTGTTTGGTGGGAAGCGGTCTTTCAAAGATCAAATCAAGATCAACAAGACTGGCGAAGGATATGTTGTTCGTACGTACGACATCACTGTAGAGCATCCGGAGCATTTCTATCTGCTCGCTAACGGAATCAGTGTCTCTAACTGCGGTAAGAGTATTTGCACAACGTATGAAGCAGCTTTACATGCCACGGGTGATTACCGCTCTGTAAATTGGGAAGGCAGGGAGTTTGACAAGCCGACGAACATTTATGTTGTAGGCGACACCAACGAAACGACGAAAAATATCCTTCAGTCGAAGTTGCTAGGTCCGCCCGGCACACGCGGCACAGGGATGCTGCCACTAAAGACAATACTAGGCACCACGGCAAAAGCTGGTGTGTCAGGTGCAGTTTCCACAATTCAAGTAAGACACGTTTCAGGTGGAGTATCTAATATAAGTTTGTTGTCTTATCAACAAGGCATGGAGGCATTCTACGGTGTGGAATTGGAGTTCGCGGCACTAGATGAAATGCCTCCACACAACATTTACTCGGAAATTTTAACGAGAACGATGACAACGAACGGAATGGTATCGTTGTCGTTCACTCCACTGAAAGGCTATACTCCACTTGTAATTTCTCTGTTCCAACATGCAGAGTTGTTGTGCGGAGCAGAGCCGCTGGAAGGCTCGGAGATTCTGTTCGACAAGAACTTAAAGAGGCCAGATAAGCCGCATAAAGCAATTGTTCAAATTGGGTGGGATGATGTAAGCTGGCTGGACGAAAAAACTAAACAAGAGCTTCTCGCAGAAACACCCCCCAACCTACGCTTGCCCCGCTCTCAGGGCAAGCCTACGTACGGTGAAGGCGCCGCGTTCCCAGTGGCCCGCGAGAAAATCACCTACCGGCCCGGCGATGTAGACATCCTCCCTAGTTGGCCCCGTGTGTACGGCTTAGACGTTGGTTGGACATGCACAGCAGCCGTATGGGCTGCCTACGATCCAGCAGGAGATGTCATCTACATCTACGACGAATACATCGAACACGAGAAAATGCCCGGCTATCACGCATACAACATCCAGTCCCGAGGCAAGGATATCATCGGTGCCATTGATCCTGCCGCGTATCAATCTGGGCAGGATGACGGAAAGAAATTGTTCAACCAATACAAGGCGGAAGGACTAAAGCTCATCAAAGCCGAGAACGCTCGCCTTCAAAGTTACAAAGCTATTTGGCAAGCGATGGTGTTGGGAAAGATTAAGATTTCCACCACTTGCACACATCTCCTTGGAGAGCTTTCCATTGCTCAAGTGGATGATAAGGGCGAGCTGAAATCCAAGAACAAGTATCACGCTTATGATGCAACCCGTTACGCCTTCGCAGCCGTCAAGAAAGCCAAAGCCCCCCAAGAGCAATCTAATGTTCATGACATCAACACCCGAGGATACCTCAAGTTTTGAATAATCCAAAGCACAAACCGAGCTTCCTCGCTACGCTTTCTGAAGACGACGCCGCTGTTGTCCTCGCTGAAGACAGCCTTCCCTCCATGATTGCAGGGGACAACATGTCTCAGGAAGAGCTGGACGCTATTGATGAAATGGCAGGTCTGCTTGCTGAAGAGCAGGAGCGCATGGAACAAGAGCGCCTTGAGCTGGAAGCCAAGCAGAATGAAATGCTTGACGGGCTTGCTCAATTTGTGGACAAGTGCTTTAGTGAACGTCGCTCTTACAGGACAACCATTGAAAGCCGCTGGCTCCGTGCAGAGAATGGTTATCTAGGCTCTCTCGGCTCAAACATCAACGATACAAAACACCCCTTCCGGACAGATGAGCGAGAGGAAATTCATCCTCGCTTCAACCTCATTCGCACGAAGGTGGACAACACTGTGGCTGCTCTCATTACGAGTCAGTTTGCCACGGGAGACAAGAATTGGAGCATTAAGCCCTCCCCCAATGCAGAGCTTTGCCCAGAAGACTCTCAGCTAGCCGCCCAGAAGGCACAGCAGAAGAATCAGTCGCCCCCTCCTCAAGAGGGACAGCCCCCCCAACCCCCTGCCCAAGTGACAGAGGAGATGGTGAAGGCAGAGGTGCAGAAGCTTTCTTCGGAGAAGGCTCGTGCCATGTCCGCCACCATTGAAGACCAGCTTAACGGCTGCTCTTATGGCAACAACATGCGTGACATGGTGATGGACTATGTGAAGCTGGGAACGGCTGTTGGCAAAGGCCCCACCAACTCAGCTCGCATGAAGAAGAGCTACACCCTCGAATACACACAAGAGGGAAAGCGTGTCTACATCCCGAAGCTAGGTTTTGAACCACGTCCCGGTGTCTACCGTGTAGACCCGTGGCTGTTCTTC